AGATTACAGCTATTATTCACAGTCATCCTGATACACCACCTGTTGCTAGTCAGGCAGATAAGATGAGTTGTGAGCAGACCAAATTACCTTGGCATATTGTTAATCCTAAAACAGAAACGTGGGGATATTATGAGCCATGTGGATATGAAGCACCTTTACTTGGTAGACCTTGGGTCTGGGCTGTAACAGATTGTTGGTCGTTAGTAGTTGATTGGTACAAAAAAGAAAAAGGAATTAAATTATTAGATTATGAAAGACCAACAAGAATAGAAGATTTTACAGATGATCCAGTATTTGAAAGGTATCTACCTAGTAGAGGTTTTAGATTATTAAGACCAGAAGAACCATTAATTAATGGAGATGTTTTGGCAATGAGTATTTTAGGAAAAGGATTAAATCATGTGGCTATTTTTATAGATGGGGATGTTTTGCATCATTCAGCCGATAGACTATCTTGTAGAGAGCCATACAGTCCTTGGTTATTAAAATGTACAGGAGGGAGGTATCGTTATGCTGCGTAAAATAAAATTATATGGTGAACTCGCAGAGTTTGTAGGGCATAAGGAATTTGAAGTACAAGTTGATAGCTTGCAAAAAGCAGTAAGTTTTCTTGTTAATAATTTTCCACAAGTTGAAGCATATATGAATCCAAAATATTATCAAGTAAAAGTTGGCAATTATGCAATAGATGAGTCAGAAATTCATCATCCTATAGGAAAAGAAGATATACATTTTGTTCCTGTCATAACTGGTGCAAGAGGATTTGGAAGGATTTTATTAGGTGCTGCTTTAATTGCAGGTGCTTTTATGTTAAGCCCTGCTTTATCTCTATCGGCTCCTGGCTTCGGCTTTGCAAAAGCAGGGTTTTTAACAAAAGCTGTTGTAGGTATTGGAGCTAGTTTAGTTTTGTCTGGTGTTAATGATCTGTTATTTCCTTTACCTGATTTGCCTGATTTTAGTTCAGAAGAAGACCCAAGATTATCATTTAGCTTTTCTGGAACGCAAAACACTGCAAGGGCTGGTACTCCCGTTCCAATAGTATATGGTGAAATTATGACAGGATCAGTTGTAATCAGTACTTCTCTTGATACGCAGCAGGTACAAGCATGACAGATATATCAAAGAAGATTATTGGTGCTAGACGAAGGAAAAAAACACCACCACCCCCGACCAGAACTCCTGATACTTTACATAGTAAGCAGTTTGCTACTTTTCTTGATTTAATATCTGAAGGAGAAATAGAAGGCTTTGCAACCGCTTCTAAAGAAGGTAGAAC